ATGAATTAACGATGTTTTAGGTTTAGGCATATATGGTAGTCACGGTGGGACTCGAACCCACAAACCCATTCGGGGACCGGGTTTTAAGCCCGACTGCTGTGCCATTCGCAACGTGACCAAAAACAAATATTCAGAGCTGATTGAGGGAATCGAACCCCCACCTGTACCTTACGACGGGACTATACTACCACTAATACTAAATCAGCAAATTGGGATGTTCACCTACTCCTTCAGAATCGAACTGAACCTGAACGATTACATTTCGTTAGTGCAACCACTACACTTGGTTAACCTTGAAAGATTTGCTCTTTCAAGCAGTTACTATTTCCCAGAGCCGGCATCGGGAATCGAACCCGAGATCGCTCCATACCAAAGAGCCGTGTTACCACTAGCACCATGCCGGCACAAATAACATTTTCACATTCATCAGATGGGACTTGAACCCACAAACCCTTTCGAGTAGAACAGTTTAAGTGTTCCGCATTTGCCATTTTCGCCACTGTGTATGCTTAATTTTAAGCATAAACTATTGTTACTTACGTTACCTAGGTCATAAAAACCCAGAGAGTCGACGGAAGGAGTCGAACCTTCATTCACCTGTTTTGCAGACAGGTCGCTAGCCAGTTTGCGCTCGTCGACATAAATTCGTATCATACAATTTCAGTGCGTCTTCCAGGTATCGAACCTGGTTCTACTGCTCTTCAGGCAATCGCTACACCATTTCAGCTAAAGACGCATTCATAATGAATCGGCAAGGAAAATCGGGATCGAACCGATGTCTTCTTGGTTAAACCAAGCGCTCTACCATTGAGCTATTCCTTAGGAACGTAGATTGTCAAAGATCAAACGATCTTGTGTGATCGTTTTGTCGGGGCGGCGGGATTCGAACCCACGACCACCGGTTTCCAAAACCGGGATGCAACCAGCCAACACCTCGCCCCGTTAACTTCTTCTTACCGGCGTCTCTTCCGGTCCCGCTATCTTCAACCCCTGAGGGGTAGCGGTCGTCTAGTGCCTGTTGATAGCCTAAACGACTCAGGGCGATGGCGGACGAGTGACGTACTTAACAAGCACCCACTTTCCTTACATCGTTCTGTTATCATCGTTTTCATTGGCGTATCAACTCTTTATCGTTTCAGTTTGTGACCCTAATGAGATTCGAACTCATGCCTTCACCTTGAGAGGGTGACCACCTAACCAGTTAGTCAGATAGGGCCGCAATCACAATCTAACTATAACTTAATTTTGTTGTTTAGTTCACTTTTTTAAAAAAAACATCGATATATCATTATGATCCAATAGCAACAACGATTTCGAATTCAAACAAGTGGTTGACGAACCACTTTTAACACACCCTCCGAGGAGAGAGCTGGTGCTAGCGTAGGACTTGCAAAGACATCAAAAATGTTAGTTTCTACGTTATCAACGAGACAACGTTTCGAAACTAATCGAGTCCCATGTGCGTAATCACTATAATCGTTGCCATGTCCGAGGTACAACGGTTGGATCGGTTTCTCGTTTGCTTGATGCCATCCAAAAATCGCGACCTGCTTCGGGCGGGCTGCAAGTTGATTAGTTAGAACAATGTCCTTCTTATGCCCGGCGATAAATGCAGATTTGCTCACGCCGAGTCGCGTTAACGTGTCATCTACTCGTACGCTATGAGCTACGATACGTGAAGTGCTCATCATACTAGCGTCATAAGGTGGTCCCCAGGGTTGCGGTGGCAATTTATGTGCCGCCTTCCAGATATTCGTAACGAGTTTTGTCGTCGGCAAAACGCAACCGTAAGCATCAGCGATCCTTTGAGCAGTTAATGGCCAAAGTGGTGTCCGCAGCGCAATGCTATCAGTTGCAGTTGCTAACGTTAAGTAATCACGAGTGACAAAGACTGAAACTGTTTGTCTTTTGTCGGGTGTCAAACAATCAACACGCACTAACTCACGCAATGCATCAGGTACATGACCCAATAAAAACAACTCTTCAAAACGCTTCTCACGTTCGTTAACGTTTTTGATCCCAAGGAGTTTGGCGTATTCTTGTCCATCTAACTTCGTCTCAGGAACAGATACGTTGAGGACGTTAATATCGACAACGACTTCATCAGAACACCCACGCTCGTCATCATTGAAATCTAACATGCACATAAGTATGTGCATCGGATGTTATGAGTTGTTTGATGCTTCTAGATGTCGACAACGTCGCTTGGATCACCACCAAATCTAACGTATTCAGCTTTCACATCAACATTTAATGCTCTGAGTTTTACTGTATACGAAGCATCTCTAATGATCGATCGTGTCCACACTTTAATGAAGATTGGTGTATGTCTTACGTTAGACTCAGATGATTTTGCAACGACGGTCTGACCAACACGCATTTCGACGACCCAAAAAGCGCTTGTGAACAACGGTATAAAAACACCTTCAACAACAATCAGTGCCGGCTCAATGTTTAGTTGTGGCCAAACAAACGTCTCATCATCAAAATCGAGATCCATCATTAAATCAATTCACTTTAGCGTAACGATACCAAACTTTATTTTCGTCGTGTAGCATCACCGCGCTCATGCCATGTACGCCCCAGTCAAGATTAAGTTGCCAATCATTTCGTTCTTTATTGAATTGAACTGAAACTACGTTGCATACAAGCCCACGCAAGTTTGAAACGACGATTCGCTCTCCAACTGCCGGCGCCAACACTGTTCTAATTGATACGTTTTGCATATTTTCTCCTGCATTTTTCTTTGTTGTTTGAAGAAACTAAAACTTAAGCAGTGCTTGTTTAACCTTTAATCGTCACCCTCATTCATCCCTAAAAAAGCTTGTGTCAATCAAAGGCAGTGACCACTATTGTACAACGCAGTGTTTTTCTGGGATGAACTAGAAGCTCTCAAACCCTTCGCGCGAGCGTGCTCGCGAGGGAGCAACGCTACACACTCACTCATCATAATCATTGATGATTTCTGGAATTGAAATTTTAGTGATGAAAGCTGTCGAAACGTAACCGGCACTCTTTGGTGTGACAATGTACAAGGAACTGTGATCGCATCCAATAACAGCGATACAAACCGCGAGTTCACCAACAAGTAGTTTCGAAGGTTCTTGTGTGGGTGCTTGGTATTGCACAACCCGGGCTGCCCACATTTCTGGCAATACGTCATAAACCCAAACAGACGAACGTAAGTCAGAGTTGACAGTGACAAGATCACCGACCGATATCGACGTCTTTGTCACCGTTTCCTTGTTTCCCAGTCGACTTTGGTATTGACATCCACCTCAAATAGGTAATGACACCGATGCGAATGATCTGCAGATGCACCCAAACTAGCGCAACAACTGCGGATGCAATTGGGGCAGTGACATGACCAGCAATTGTTGCCAACATCACCATAATAGACACGAGAGCCCAGGCAGTGTTAGTAAAAACGTCAAAGAACGTTGGTTTTGCATTAAGAAACATCGCCTTCTTCGCCTTCACTTGCTTCGTTGATACGAACAGTCAGATTATTTCCATGGAATGCACCAGCCATAGATTCACTTAGGATCAAACACGTCATAAGGAACGTAAGAACTGGACCGCAGAATATGTTCCAAACGGAAATTTCGGTGTACGCACTATCTAACATGGGAAACACAACGCGGTTCCATGAGACGTATACTCCAAATGTCAACAACGGCGCATACAATAGAATCAATTTCAAAGTTATTTACTTCCTCTTACGCAAACAGCTATGACGATAGCTGCAAACACACCTATTGCTATGAATGAAAAAAACCAGCTAAGTGTGTTAAACGTATCACTCAAGATCGCTGTTATCGACCAGAAAAATCCGCCGGCTGTGAATCCTAAAAATGGAGCGATGACGAAAAAAACTAAAGCATCATACCATTTTGGGTACCACGTCGCGAGGATCCAAGCACATACAACGAAAGCGATGATTAATACGAATTCCATTATTAACTCATCATCGCTTTCATCGTGAATTCACTTCAACGCCAAGCACCCGTCATCGGGCGTTCCTTGGTGACGAAGACCTGAAGTTCTTGGCTGGGAAACTCCAACTTACATCCCGGCGCAAGAATCCATCCACGCTTTCCGCGGACGCCAATAGGCGCCGGTGCCATTCCATCAGTCATAATCAAAAGACCATCCCATCGTCCACGATTCTTCGAATCGTTATAGACTCGAGTCGGCGCGTTGAAATCAGTGCCGCCACCGCGTGTTCGCATGGTCGCCTTCAATGGAACTGAACCCCGAGACCATCGAACGATGTCTGACTCTCGAGCGCTACAATCAAACGGGATGAAGTCGATTTCAATTTTTCGAGTGAGCGCATTCAGCTCGCTGAAGAACAGTGCTAGCATCTCGTCACCAACGCTTCCTGACTCATCACGAGCAATGAGAAGCTTTGCCATGTAACCACGCTTCACTCCCGGGTGAATGTACGGGTAACGTCGATTGATACGCTTGATGGACGTCGTCCGACCACCGCGCAGCAACTTTCCGATGAACTGACGAAACACAGCACGCCAGTCGATAATATGCGAAACTGACTTGCGGATGCTTATCTGCAACTCTGCCGGGATATTCCCCCAACCAGTTGACTCACTATCAGCATGCCGCACTGCCTTCTCGACGATCGCCTTGATTTTGCCTTCAACGTAAGCGCGTTGTTCCTCGGTGACTGAATCCCACGCGTCGTGGTCATCCATGGAATCGATATCACCAAAGACATCTCCCGGCTCGGCACCACCGTTCTTCTTCTGCTTCTCACAGAATTGTTGTAGGCGATCAAAGTACCACTCAGACGCTTGCATCTTCGGAAAGGATGCGATGAGATGAGCGACAGTGTTCCCAGACTTTTCATCATCGGAAGCCTTGCGCCCATCAGGAAGTTCAGGCATTACACCCGGGACCAATGCAAACTTCGGAAGCGTTCTCACATCTCGAGCATCGTTTTCGCCCCGGGGCCGAGCAGCACTTTCAAGAATGAGTGAGTTAATCGCAAGATCAGTCGCGACGTTCCACATTTTGTGCGGCTCACGACGTCGACCATAAAGGTGACCGAAGATGAGGTGATAGAATTCGTGTGTGATAACACCTTGAATTTGGTTGTCGCTCAGCGTCGCCAAGAAATCAGGATTGTAGAACATACATACCTGATCACTCTTCGGGTCAAACGTGACCGCAGCTGTTGGAATCTGCTTTGTTGGCAGCTTCGTCAGTTGCCTCGACAGTTCAGCAAAGAACGCATGGTTCTGCAAGAACGGAATGAGGTACTTCTCAAAGTTGAAATCAGTCTCACACACGTTGAACATCATGTCTCCATCTTACCACGTTGGGTAACTCGTTTGCACCAGTCTCACGTCGGGTTGGTTTTGCTAGCTTCATGCGCTAGCAATTTCGAAAACGATTCCCAACACTTATCACACGCCCACGTTTCATCCGCGGCTAGCTTCATCTGCATGCCTGAAAGACAAGTTGGGCGTGCATTGTAAAAATGTTGCTTCGCCCCTGAATTCGGGCACGAATATCCGTTTCCATGACACGGATGAGGCTTATCATTCGACGCGTCGCGACCGCATCTGCATTTATCACTTGACATCGTATTAACTTTTCCTAGTTGACTCACATGTTGTCGATGATGCGGCCGCGTTTGCCCGTGTGTTCAGACGTCTGTCTGACGTGGTCAGCGAGACGCGTCAATAGGTCAAGCGTCGTCGGATTCAACGATGACCAGTCGGTCTCGCGAATCAGTTGCAAGACACGACCTTTGCATGCACCACACGTGCAATCACTTACGTTCGCCGACGTTTGTTCAACGCGCTCATTATCAGGCATCTGCCAATTAAAATTGCTGCAATCGGTGAAGAGATGCGTTTTTCGCTGCGTTATACGTTGTTTGAGCGTCATGGCATAACCTTTTTAAAGATATCATCCGGAAAACAAGGTGTCGGAGAACACCAAATCCAAGATATCTTCAATGCAGCATTCATCGTTGGCGTTAACGCCAACGTCATGATTCTTCCTTGAAGGTAACGAGGCACCTGGCTTCAAATGGAACCTCCCGCGACAGGTCTTCACAACGCTTCATCCCAACGAGTGTAAGCGCGTTCTTGAATCGCTGCTTTTTCGAAGGATCAGCCATGATCGCTCTGTACCAAAACGGTTTATGCCGCGGCGCGCCCGAACATGGACCACAAGATCCACAGAAAAGCCCGTTGTAAAAAAAGTGTTTTCCAGTGTAACCGTTGTGTGGGCCAAAATAAGTGGCGCCCAGCGCCTCTCTTCCGCGCCATTCTTTAGCAAATTCTTCCACTTCTTTGAGACCGATGAAAGGTCCGATCGCCCTAAACAACAAGATGATTGCGTCTTGGTTGTTGATGAACCCAGCGCTAAAATCAGTCTTGGGACTGTGCTTCAAGGTGAGCAAATACTTGACGAGTGGATGATTTAGATCAATCATTGAACACCGTAATGTTGATGCTCGGGTCGTCTGCGCTTTGCCACTTCGTGGCAAGTAGTTCACCGTCCACGCTCTTGTCCTCAGCAAGAAATGTGAAAAGCATCTTGCGGTTGGTTTTGTGTGATTGTACATAAAAACCTACATCGCAAGCGTCAGCATAAACACGTTTGGCAATTGGTCCGCCCAAAGTTGATTCTTCGGAGAAGCCAGTCTTCTTATTCCACGTGAACTGGGCGCCGTCGTGTACGGGAATATCAAGCGTTTTCATTTGTGTTTTCCTTTAAAGGTCAGCGATTATCGGTAAGGAAACAGTTGTAAAAAGAAGATGCCGATTGAAACAGTTGACGTTCAGAATCGATAAGACGTTTTGCAGCCCATGCATATGTGTTCGTCATGCACCCGGCGTCTTTGCCCATCATGTCGAACGTCGCAAACGCTGAAACAAGACCCATTACATGGCGACGTGTTTCTTCGCAGTAATTCAAACGCCATTGCGTTGTGAAACCAGACGTCACGCCATCACGAAGGTTGCAAATACGATCGCATACTTTCACCATTCGCGCTCGAACTGAAGCCTTGCGCAAATCTGTTAGGTACTCACTTTTGCTAGCTTTCGCTGGTTTACTCAAGGCAATGACATCTTCTACAACACTCATTGCAAAACCGAAGTTGAGCAAATCTTGCGCTGTATAACGACAAAGACTTTGAGGCTTGAAAGCGTCTTCGACAAAATCATGAAGCCATGCGACCTGCAAAAACTCATCATCGATGAGGCCACTTGGAATGAGCGTTACAAGCTCAGCAACATCCCGTGGATGTTCCCACGCTCTACGATATCGATCGTTTTCACTCGGTCTTGGCATCTGCATATGCGCTTTGACGAGTTCTTCTGCCATTCTCAACATTGTTGACATGATTCAATTCTACCTTGGGTTAACTGTGACTTTCACTTTAACGTCACTCGTTATCACTTTGCGCCGGGCGGTGGTTTCGCTCCACTCTTCCACGTTTCCGTACGTCTACGGAGCGTCACCCCTTCGGGGCCAACCAAGCTTTGGTTCGTCACGATCGCCCTCATCTTTCCGGCTTCCGTTCCGTTCCAATAAGACTACTATAAACCATTGGCCATGACCTTTGCACCCTTTTCATTATTGAAAGCACTTTCAATAGGACCGATCACCTAGCACCCGAACAAGGGGCTTTTTCAATGGCTCGAAGAGGCCCTCGGGTGACCCTTTAAAGGGCTTTCATGACCCAAAGGTGGTAACCTACCCGAGCCCCGAAAAGCCCTTCGAATGACTTAAAATTACACTCACGTTGTAATTGCAAAAAATGCAAAAAAAAGACCAGAAACAGTGTAACTGGCCAAATTTCAAACTTGATTTTGATGGATAGACATCTATCCACAATGATGAGCGCGGATTCAGATCATCAACATCACTGTCGCGACCGGTAACAAACATGCAATGTGCAAGAACTGATCTATGGTGATTACCAAGATGAGACCAAGTGGCGTAGAAGCAAACGCCTTGAATGCTTCGGCATCAGTTTTGAACTCTTTGTCTTTTCCAATATGTTTAAACTGTTCCGCCTTTATTTGAAGGTGGCAAACTGAATCCCAATTCATGATACCAAAGTTGTGTGTACCCATCGCGTGGTACACGCCCTTTTAGATCAAGTGAATCGCTTGCATAAAACGTTTGCGTGTGAAACGGGCGTTCGCCAACATGTCCACCAATACGAATAAGCAAAACTTCCCAGTTATTTGAGTTTTGAATTGACTTCGCGTGACGTCGAGTCGTTGCTTTTCTACGCCTTGAACTCACGACCATCCACAACGACGTCTGAAGTCGGTATGGTTCATTTGGCCTGGGACGAAACAATGCAGTAAGTGGCACGGCGAATCCGCTTACTTGCGATCTAGTAGGCTGAGCCTCGCACCCGATTGTTAAACACCCGAAAACACGTCCGGGCGCAAAATCTCTATCGCACATCCTACGCATCAGAAACCCCAGCCGCTACCAAAACTCTTAATGAAACGCTCACGTTTTTCCTTACGGGTGAACAGCCAATAGAGAAACCGGCATAGTTGCCTATGTGACATCTCATCAACGTTGCGAACATTCAATGATTTCGCCAACCGCTTTACATCGATCGGTTTTGAAGTGTAAAGGTCACGTTTCTCGATTTTCATCGGTGTCACCTGCCCGCGCGCCGTTAGGCGTTACCATTCTTTCGTGCTGCCTCTTCCTTTGCGAGTTGCGCATTGAATTCCTGCTCATCATGCATCTCAGCAATAACATCTTTGGTCGTTGAATCAACCACAACAATGCGATCGCTGATCATCAAGCGAGCCCTAAACGAAACGCCTCGCGAATATCGATAGCCACAATCAGAACCATAAGGTTTATTGCGATCAACAACGTAGCTCGTGTGCGAGACGACGTCTACCATGATAGCATCCTCGTTGTCTTTACAAAAACGCCTTACAATTCCTAGGCGAATTGATTGTCCATGATTCGCATTCGTATACGCAACCACGTGACCGATTTTGATCTCACGATCCAATATGTCCTTCATGATGAAGATTCTCCGGTGATTATTGTTGTGACGTTTATTCGTCGTTGAATTGTTGTGATTCAATGTCTCGAAAACGATTTCGACCACCACCACGACCTGAACGCTTATCACGCATGCGGCCGCCCTTACGGGTCAACAACATGTCGCGAACGATCAGGTTACGCGGAGCGTTAACCTTCTTCGGGATTTTCTGAGCTTGTTTTAGCGACATGATTGATCAAGTATACCATGTCGTTGACGTTGTTTACACCTTCATGTCTTCTTCAACGTCAAACTTTCGCAATGCGCGCGCCAAAGTACGGACAGCAGTCGCACTCAACCGCGTCGAAATTGCCTCGCCATCACTGTTGTGTGAGACTACGTCAGCCTCGCCAGATGATTCATTAACATGAATCTCAAGTGTGGAACCAGAAGTCGTATACGAAAAACGCTCAATCCAGGTCATGTAGTTCGACATCTGGATGATGTTGTTCTTCTTTACGATGTTTTTCTTAGCCTTCATCATTCGCTCCAGTTTGTTCTTCAAGTGCATCATCTGGCGTTGTGAAAACAGAACCTAACGTCTGTGTGAGAGCCATGAGTTGCTTCATCGTCAGCGTTGCACCAAAATCTCCGGTGTCGTCGTCAACGAAAAACCTCACACGACCTTGCGTTGAAACATGAACAGTTAGACCAGCTTCATCGAAGACCTCGGCCCAACGTTCCGCGTTCATCTTGACAACTTCACCCATGATGTAGCGCTCCTCTTTCTGCTTCTCGAGCACGAAATCTCAGACCGTGAAACGTTCCAAACAGCACAGGAAGTTCAGCTTCAAGGCGAACGATTTGATTGATCGCCTTTACATGTTCTGCACGAAAAGCTGGCGTTTGCATGCTAAAACGCTTTGAACGCAAGTTCGCAAGTTGTTCGCGAGATGAGACCAACCGCGCACCGACACGATTGATTTCGTTTGTGATTGCCCCAAAAAAATCCGGATCACTCTCGTTCACATTTACGGGTCGCATTACAGTAATCATCACGTTTCTTTCGTTTGGTTTTTACATCAACGCATGTGGAACGACATTGCTGAGACTTTCGACCATGTACTTTCCGCCGGCAACGATGAACGTATGAAACGGAACACTAACCTTATAGTCTTTGCCCATCGCCACCATCCGCGTCACTCGCGTAATCCCAGCGTACATCATCAACGTTCCTGGCTTCATATTCGAGTTCTGAAATGTGGCGTACATAGGACTATACAACGGATATACTGGTGTCCCTGTTGCTGTAGCAGCAACACACCATAGAACTCGTTCATCGAACCCGTTAGGGTGAGACACAGCACTTTGCGGAAGAAAAAATCCTTTCATCACCCAAAACGTTCCCACCTCGAGAAATTCCGCATACTCGCGAGGTGGTTCAGGCCCGTTAAAATGAAACGGAATGTTTGCGATGACTTTTTTCGCAGGCGTTACGCCTTGATTCCAGGCGACGACACGTCTTCCCTTCGCTCGACTGACACTTGGCCTTGCCATATTTCAATCTTAACACAAGGCCACGACAGTTTTCACCATTGCGATGCAGAAGCCATCGTTGCCTTGATGAGCCTCAGATCACTGACGAGTGTACGGTGCGTGTACGTTGCACGATAAAAAGCGACCGCAAGTTCATCATCGATTTTATCCATGTACTTCGCGATGAAGTCGTGTCCCCAATCATTCGCTGCCTTCTTGGCGCGGAACGTTTCGAGGTCAGCGGGTAGCTCTTCGAAGGCGCGGAAGCTTCCCATGAAGTCCACGACGTCAGCCGCACGACCGACAGCGCCTAGAGCGACAGCCATCTGACCACACTTCAACATGCGACCGCGAAGGATGTACTTGTCGCCATCGCTATATTTCGTGGCATCGCCGGCGTCCCACTTGAGTTGGGGCAGCACGAGGAGCGCGTAGTTGCTTTTTTCTGCGTAGTTCCCGTTACGTTCAAGCTTCGATTCACTCGGATCGAAAACGACCTCGCAGTGATACCAGAACTTGTAATGTCCGTGAGGGCGTGCGTTTTCCCAGTGACCATCACTGATTTGTCCGTTAATCTCAGCATGCCAAAGTGCAACTGCAGGAAGCGATGTCAGTGTCATCCGGGGCGAAGCGGCTTTTTTGTCCATGATCTAATCTTACCCTGTTTACGGCTAACCTTGCACCGTTTTCATTGTTGAAAACACTTTCAATAACGATCTCAAAAGTGGTTAGAAACCCGACCTGGTCAGTGCGTTAACCATTGTCAAAGATTATTTCTTTTCCTTTTCTTCTTCGCTTTTTTCACACTGATAAATCGGATCGTCCGAACCGTCGCGCGTTGGGAACATGCAATCAGGATACATGTGCTTGTCAGTCGTACGAATCGTAGAAGCAATACAACCCGGTGATGTTGCGATCAACAGCACAAACAAAAGCACGATCAATACGATTTCAAGCAACGAAAACTTTTTCATGTATATGTTCCTGCGTTTAACGCTTTCATTGCCATGTCACGATGTTTTCGACATCGTGCTCGCCATCCCTTGATATAGAGAAACACGTTTGCAGTTCGCATGCCCAGGTCTAGACCATATGCATACATTACCTTCACTGCATGTGTATACAGTTCATCATCAGTGAATTCTTCTGGCGTTCGATAACCAGTGTTCATGAGAAATTGTCGCCTAATCATTCGCTTTTCTTCATCAGTAAACTGACCATACGCGTCGTCAGGATCATTGTTATTTTGTCGCGAGGTCATTCCTCTTCCTTTTTCTTGTTATCGAAGTGATCACAACATTTATCGACTAGACGCTCGAGTTCGGCGTGAAATGCATGTTGCAAAAACTGACGTTCACATCCAACATCATATTCTGAAAGTGAAAGCCTCTTCTTTTCTTTCTTGAGATGCAATTCAGCAATGTCGCGAACTGTATCACGAAGCCACGTTCGTAGCTTGTTCTTTGGTCGAACCTCAAGAACCTTGAAACATTCATCAATGAAACGCGAAGTAAGCACTACGTCATTTTCATCTCTCGGAAATTCATCACGCGTAATCTTTCGTGTGAGCGCATCCGAGGCATCACGTAATAACATAGAGATTTCTTTCTAGAAAATTTAGTGTGTAATGAAACTTAGACCACACGACAGATAAGCGGATTAATCATCTGCCCACTTATCTTTCCGCTAAAAATAGTGACAATAAATTCTTGTTTTCTTGGCATCGGATTCGTTTTAGAATCCAAGTAGAGAACATAACGATATACCATGATATCATCATTGCGAGATGCAATTATTCCATAAAACACATCACGACGTTTATATGACGCATCTCGCACAGGTAGACGCCTTGACTCACCCACAGCTAAATGATAGCACTCACCATTGGGAACTCGTGTTGATCGCTTAATCCCGTTATAATGACCCATATGCGATTGTGACCTAAACGTATCAATGAATTCAGTCAAACCTTTGATAGTCGTTGTCAATGGAACCAACGAAGATTCTGCGGTTTTTGACGTCTTTTGTCTTGTGGTCTTTACTGTTTTCTTCGGAACAACAACCTTCTTCTTCACGACTGCTTTCTTAAAAGCAAATTCAATTGGCACGTCATTGCAGAACTTACTGGCATTAATAGTTCGTAGAAACCTACCAATGCAGAAAACAACATTATGTTGCAATTGATTAAACGCTTCAAGCTGCCGCGACACATTAACGTTGATATCAGATCCTGGACCACTAGCAGTGAATGCCGGCACTAAAATTGTTTCAAGTCTTGAACGAACCTTGAAACAAATATGTCCGGACACATGATTGAAAAAGAAATCCAATATACAACGCCCGTTCTTGTATATGTTTGCGTTCGTACGTTCCGATGACTTCTCTTTTGTTTTTAGAAGACGATGATCGCGTTCACTCATAAATGTGATCGACCCAAGATTACTCAAACGCGCATCCCAGGCATCGCGAGGACTTAACGACGTAACATTTACGTAGATATCAAAACGTTGCCTGTCATCTTTAAAATCACGGCCAATGACAAATGAATTTGAATTTTTCTTCATAAACCTATCAAGGCGTTGATGAAAAAAATCTCGATTTTTTGTCCACACGCCGTTATTCAATTCCCACTTCCCAGGAAACATAGGCGTCCCTGGTTTCGCTGAGACGGAGGTAGAAACTGTCTTTTTTACACTAGACTTTTTGTATGCCATCATTATTACCTTATCATGATGAGCCATGACCTTTCACTATTAAGCGTCAGAATCCGTCACCTGAACTCAGCGCCCACCTAGCGTATCCACAACGAGAACAGATGCGTTCTTTCTTTGAATCAGTTCCATCATGTTGGCATGTTGTCTGGATCAACTTTTCCATCGCTGCAACGTAATTCATCGCAGCACGACACTCTTCTTTCAATGCCTTCAGTTCAACAAGTGTCGGTAGAATACACTCATTGTTAATTGGAAACGTGACCTGAGGAATCTTGATGAACTTCATCAGCGTGGAGCTTTCGGCTTCGGTAGAAAGACAACGCCTCCGTCGCCGAGCGTGAATCCTTGTGCCTCAACAGATTCAAAATTGACAGCGCCACTCTTAATCATCTGATCCAGAACATCAATGTCTCCAGTCGATGGCCCGATGAGCGAAGGATCAGTAAGCCGTTCATCATGGATTACAACATTTTTACGCTCATCTTTTTGTGGCGTTGATGAAAGTGCTAACATCTGGAAAACGAGTTCTCGTTCTTTTTCTACGAGTTTAAGACGGGTGCGGCCGTCATCAATTTCTTTTGTAAGAATGCTTACCTTCTCGGTAAGATGATCCCAACGTTTCGTCAGGGCGTCCTTGAATTGGTCATCGACATTTTCAGTGACTGGTTCAGTCAGTGCTGATTTCGGTTCTTGATCTTTTGATTGCGCTTGAAGATGACAACATTCCATGTGTGTGCGTTTCGCATTATAGCATTGACGAATGAGATCTAGTCTCTCAAATGCTTCGCTTTCGCGTTTAGTGTTTGCCGCCCGCCATGCGCCCTTCAACCGCTTCAACGCGTCATTAACGATGGGTTCAAGTGACTCACGAAATTTTCCTGTTTCGTTTGAAACATCAAACAAGAATTTCAGTTCATGAACATTAGCATTAACAATGAAATGTTTCAGGTCATGACATCGATATGCGAGATTTCTCGCAATATTCAAACAAATTTTACAGTCTTTACAACCATGTCGTTGTCCGACGTTACTGGCAGAATTAACAATGATAGCGGCTTCAATGCATGCTAAGACGTTAGACATATACTCAAACCCAGCGCCGCGCATGCGCTCACACTTTTGAAAAAGCTCAGATGATTCTTCGCTTTGATTCAAATCCTTTTGCTCGTCATTCTTCATTGCATCACCCTCACAAGCCGAGCCAATAGCTCAAGAATGCACTCATGCCTGACGACTGACACACTGTCATTTCCATTTTCGTTATAGGCTGCTTCACCAGCAAACTCGCCATATTCAAACGCGATGTCAACTAGTTCAACATGACGCGCGATGCGCTTGTCTAGGTCAAATGTTTCAAAACATCGATCTAAAAACTGTGTTTCAAGCGAATTCTTTTTACTCTCACGCTCTTTGGCCTTCGCTTCAACGGCAGCACACTTTGCCTGATGTTCAAGTAACGCTGCAGGTTTTGCGTCTCTCTCAGCCTGACACAATTCAGAATCTCTGGCAATCAAAACGTACGGTTTTAGTGGGTTAACATTAGCCTCCCTGTCAACCCGAAACTTTTCTGAATACCAATCAAATTCACGCTCTCGAATGGCTCTCCGAAGGCATGCAACCTTGTCAGGAATGCTTTCTCCGGTTGATGTTGTTACCCCTTCTGTTTCTTTCATGATTCACCTGAAGCCAACTGTGCCTTGACCTCGCGTCGAGTTCGTTCCTTCAGTACGGCTCGTTCTTTGACCTTGAGAATCCCGATGAGTCCCTTCTGGCGCTCACGGCTCTTGACGTAGAAGATTTCCCAACGTCCGTCCACGAAGATCGCTCTATCGAGCGTGACTCCCTTCTCTTGGCACTGAATCCAGTCCTGCTTAGGGATGTTACCCGGGAGCTTGCCGTGCTTGATTCGCTTGTGGGTATTATGTGTGGGCATCGGGTATGGTCTCAATGCGTGAAGAGAAAGTGAATGAGTGCCACAATGAGTGTGATGCAAAGCCCAAGAACAACAATGAAGAAGAGCACGAAAAGCAACTCAGCGACGGTAAAACCGCGACGGTGCTTCAGGTTACGAATTCGGTTCAACGTGGACAGTGACGATACATTTTCCATAATTCAATTCTACCCTAGATGCAACTCAACTTGCATTGTTTACTGCATGTGCATGAATAGTCTTAGTCGTCCCAGTCATCCACAGCGCTTGGCTCTGAGGCGTGGTCACGTCGAAGCAATTCTTCTTCTGCGCGCTTCTTCGCTGCAAGGCAATCTTCGATCCCGTTTTTCATTATCGAATACAGGCGTGGTCCACCTTCATCAATGTCTTCTTGAGGAATCCCGAGCAACGTCGCTAGCGACCTCATGTCCTCATCAAGGCGATGCTTTTCGTCAAGAATCGAAACGATTTCGGCAGTGAGTCGCTCCTTACGCTTATGAAGTTGAAATGCACGCTTGCCTTTTTCGGAGTAATCAGAAAAACGTTTTTCTTCAATGATCTTTGTCATCACAGCCTCAATTTTAATTTCAAACGTCCCAGTTAATGTGTTGCCCATGTGGCGACTGCTTTGCTGCAGCGACATCACCGTGATACAGAAACAACACGTATTTTCTTGCCGCGGCGTAAATGTCCGCTAGTACTAATGCCAACTGATTATTTTTTTCAGGCGTTTCAGGTTGTGTGGAAGTTGCATAATGTTGAGCTGCGGCCCGACTCATCTCTTCACCGATAAGGATAAGCTCGAACGATTCATCAACAGTCATCACGGTGCCGTCACCAAACTTCTTGACATGCTTGAGATCCGGATTAGTTCTATATGCTCCCTTCGTATTTTCACTGATGCGTGGATCAGCTTCAATACGTGTCAAGAGTTCACAAACGTCTGCCGACAAGATTTCGTCTTTATTCTTCTTCATACATTCCTCTTTTCAATTGACTTTTTTCATTCTGTGAGCGCGTTCACCAAACACAAACGTTTGTCGCCAATATCGATCGATGTCAGAATCATTCGTGATTGTGTGATAACGTTGAACCTCGTATCCTTGTTCAATGATTCCGTTTTCGAATTCGAATTGGCGTTCGCTAAAATTGATCGCAATAATGCGGCCCAACATTTTCGTGCGTCTTTGTCGTCCGCACTTCAAGCAGTCGCGACGACGATAGATTTCATAATTCATAAACTCAACATCATCGCCGATCTTGAGAGATTTCTTAACCTTCATCGTTGACCTTCAATTGAATGAAACAACGTAATTGCTTTGTTCAGAACTCATTGTGGATTTGCTCCTTTGATTTTTCGAACGCAATCAAATTGCTCGCCGACGATTTTATCTTCTTTACGCCAACGATCGATAACGACATCACCACTCTCGATCACGAACGGTTCGACTTCGTATGCAACTGAACCATCACCAAAAACGTCATGATAACGTGTGTCAAGAACGCCGATGATTATACCCCTCCACTTTACCGGAATGCCTGTGGACGATTCAGTCCCGTCATGACCACGAAAACAGTCGTAATACATGAACTCGACTTCATCGCCGACTTTGAGATCGTTGTTTTTCGAAGAACTTTTCATTGTGATCGAATCCTTTCGTAATCACACGTTGATTCGATTGAATCGTTCTGCTCGTTCAATCGCTTGTTCAGAAACGAGTCTTGCTGATTCGAATGCCAGAGAAACGCATTCAGTGAGTGACGCATTCTCAGCCCAAGGCTCATCGTCATCAGCGAAAACCCACGTCGGTCCTTGCTCCCAAGTCCAAGTGATGCTGACTGTCTCAGTTGAATCGACCGGGCGAACAATGATAAGGCAATGATTCGGACGATGAATCTCCCAGTCATCATTGCTAGCAATAAACCGCTCAGCCTCCTCTAGCGCTCGAACATGCGCGGGTGAAAAATTCCGAATGTCTTCACTCATGGTCTAATTCTACCTCGATTCATCCGTCAGATTCACTGTTTCAATTCAAACATTGATGTGGACTAGTGCTACTTGGCGACTCAACACAGCTTGGGCCAATTGTTCTGCCCAAACTTTTGCGTTCGCGATCGTTTCAGCGATCGTTTTGCCACATGCAAACGTTCCGTCGCTGTCGTCAAGCGGTTTAAAAAAGAGCGCGCCATCCATACCAAGAATCCAGTCTCGCGTTTCGCTAAGAGAACCCCAGCAAACATTGACGTCACCGATCTTCACGCTGATCACAAACCGCCCGCCTCGCCAGTCTTCCATACCTGTCGCGATGACCGCGTTCGGGTTCTTTTGTTTGAAGTCTTTTGCGTCATCCAAGGCGATTTGAAACCTCTCGACGTACGCTGCACTTTTCTTACCGGATTCCTTGACCATGATCTAATCTTACCCTATTGGCGGCCATCTTTGCACTGTTTTCGTTGTTGAAAACACTTTCAATAGCGAACTGGAAAGTGGTTAGAGACCCGACCTGGTGGTGATTTTAACCACTTTGTAGTGGGTTAACGCCATCACCGCGCACGATCATGTCATCATAAACAAGGCCGTGCACCTGCGCGCAAATTTTCATCTCGACTTCCCAACTCGCAAAAGCTACTTCGAGATCGTCGTAATGAGCTACGCTGTCGTGTATGCGTTGAATTATAGTCGTTAGGTTCACCAAATCACCCATGTTTTCGCATGGGAATTCTGAAACGAACCAGTTGGTGATTCTGTTCAGTTGTTGATCGACGCTTCGTAGTGGTTGAAGCGTTGTCAATTCGAAGATCGGATCGTATTTGTCATCAGGAATTGAATGCCCAAGTGCACACTTGGCCGCATTATCACCACGGTAGGCGCACCTTTTTTCTGTCGTTGTCAATCCAGGATATACCTTTATCGCCTTCATCGAAAAGCAATTTTGTTTTCGAACGCCGTACAGCGCATTATTAAAAATGCGTTGCGCCTGTGTTTTATCGTTCACGTCCAACATCCTTTTCAAAAGGGATAATCACACCTTCGACCGAGTTGTCCGCTCGTCGTCAACTCAAGACTCGGCTCGATGGGACGCACAATCACTGGACTTGAAATCCGACACGTCGTTCCATCGTAAAATCGCGTCCTCACCCGCGGCTTAAAGCCCTTGATTACGAGATCACCTTCAACCCTTGAAAGGCTGACGCTCTCACATTCAAACGAAAAACCGGGATGCGTATACGTGTCCATTATGAGAAACTCGCTTTCGAAATGTTGTTGTAAAATCTCACAGCGTGATGTAGCATCGAACGTTGAACGCTTCGATCGCGAGACGCACCTGGTTTTCGGCTGGCACTGTGAATGGTACCTGACACCCTTGAAGGGCATCTTGAAGGGCTTTCGAGAGTTCTGAAGTGGAAACCTTTGGCGTCCCCCTAAACCTCACGAAGACGGTCCCGTCACCCTTGACGTCGCTGATTTGGAATTGAATATTCCCTTCAGCACACGCAGTCAACGTATTCTGAACGAAGTCATTCAGCTCGGCGAGTTTCCTCTTCGAATCATGAACGAATTCCTTTTTCACTTGGGCTCAACTTTCACATATGCCATGACGCCACCAATGAATGCGCCTCGTGCAATATGCATGTATAACAGCCTCGTTTCTTTGACGAAGCTCGTCACCTTGCGACAGTCCAAGCGGTTCCCGGTGCTTTCATTCGAAAAGGCCATACACAACACTTGCAACCTGAATGGAACGCTCGAGCCTTCAAACGTATTGAGTGGCGCCATGCGGGACCCATCGAGTTTCGACCTTGTTTCCATGGTCTAATAATAACCTTTCTCAACAGCGATTTGCACCAAAACCCGAATAAGAAACTCTGCCATGGTAAACGTCTATCCACGGCCAAAACTAAGGCCAAAACTGAAACAAAAAAACGGCGGCATCAGAATCTCTTCTAATCCGCCGAACGTTACTTGTGAGAGAGGACAGATCTACGTTCACATACTTTATATAGGCCCAGCGTTTCACACCGCCTGTCAGGGCAAATCTCTATTGGTTGAATGTTAACGTTTAGGCGTGTCTGGTTCCCGAAGAAACACGTTCACATCTTTTGTCGTTTTCATGCGACCACATTCTCTATTTTTATCGTTGTTTTCTTTATTTCCGTTTAAGATAAGAAAGCGTAAGTGTTAGATTTCCGTGATGAGCTTCGCCGCAACTGGATCAATGGCGGGAGTTGCGTTCTGTTTTGCAGACGCTTCAAACCTATCGAGCATCGGTGACACGATATCGTGCCAAATCCGAGTGTAGACAAGTCGCTTACGCTCCTGTCGCTCTTCTCGCGACGGGATACGCTTGCCGGCTCCCATGAGCTTGCGATCACGAATCAACTTCTTAACATGATCGCCAGATGGCGAGTAGTCTTTCTTAAGTGGAGAATTGGCCGCAGCAACTACGTTAGCCGAACCAATAATCCCGGAATACTTCCGCCAAAGCTTACGAAACTTTCGCTTAAGCACCCGAGCCTCTACTGGATCAAGTTGCTTCAACGGAACTCGCATGTCGTGTGCGATCTCTTGAATTGGAATCACACCGAGTTCAAACATCACGCTTTGAACAAAGGCTTTATCGACCGGTCGCATCTCAGCCCAACTACGTGGCACTGGGCGAATCTTCTTAGGTCCCGGGTCTTTCGTCGTTTTCACTGTCGTGATTCTTTCAGCTTGTTGTGTCGTGGTTAACGTGCAGCCCAATGGATGTACGAATTTATCATCATCGTCTTCATCTTGTCAAAACGTTCCTTGTCGATAACAAGACCTATTCGAGATGCTAGCTTAAGTCCGCGGTGCCATGCTTCAAGTTCTTCATCCAAGATATCAATCTTGTGATGCACGGTTCTGACAGCGTTCGGTGTAAACACTTGCGAATAGCCCATTCCAAACCGTTGACCTTTTTCTTTATCTCCTACTAAAAAATGCCCACATTCATGAAGCATGATGTAAAGCTGGTTTTCCGGAGACATCCGACAACTAATTTTTATCTCCTTCGTTGCCGGGTAAAAGATGCCATTTTTTCTTCGACAAAACGTAACTACAATTCCTTTTGTCTCGCACCAAGAGACCAAAGTCGTAATGTTAACGATTGCATTATCAGAACGCTTACGATCTAGCTTGGCTAGCTTCGGTTTTGCACCACGCTTCACGGCACGTTCGCATCGCGTTTTAGCTCTCGTATGCCATAAGATTGGATCGAATGTAGCCATAGCTATAGCTACCAACTTACTTCATAGACACGCCAAGTTTCGGGCGCTCGGGTGAATTCACCCGAGCGCCCGATCGCATCACTTCTTCGCGTCCTTGGCAACATCTACGCTCATGAATCTTTGCGTGTGACGTCGTACAACATTCTTGACGAGAGCGTATGATACACATAGTTCTATAGCTGTTTGCTTTCTCGTTTTACCTTCCTTGATGACCATATCAATCATGCGTTGATTTCGTTTAAGAGCGTTTTTCTGGAGCGTTTTTCCTGAACTAACGTATTGATGTTCTGAACCAACAGGAAGATCTAGATCATGAAGTCGTTTCCAACGTAACAAAATCTTCACAACGTTGTGCTCATGTACGTTAAATTCAATCGCAAGTTCTTTGCGCGATTTCCCTGCTTTAAATCCATCAACAATAGGACGATGTTTCTCGTCTGTTTTTCGGGTGCGAGTCACAAGTGGCTTACCCAATTTTGACGCTGAAATCTTGACTCGAGCATCTAACGACATGATCCATCCGGATGAATCCTTTTGGTCACCGCCATCAGTCATGTTATAACCAAAATCCTTGTCAAACGTAGAGAGTTCTGCGACCCAGCGTCGTTCAGCTAAATTTGCATATTCAAGTGATGATATTTCATCTTGAAGAACGCTGACACAAAAATTCTGAACCCCATGCTTTCGTATCGCGCTGTAAAAACGCGTATCAGCGTTTCGTTTTATCGCTAGCCACACGTGTTTTTTCCAACGTTGTTTCGCGGTCCTACGCGTCTGACCTACGTATTTCTTATTGTTGACTAAATTGGTGACACAATAAACACACCAATTCCTGACCTTCTTAGTATCGGTATCCATGTTAATACCTATTAAAGGTCAGGAACTAGTTGTGTTAGTCTATCACTTCTTCGCGTCCTTGGCGTCCTTTTCGGCGAAGATGCCAGGAATATTTGGTACCACGCCAATCCCAGCATCACCCATGGGGACCTGGAATACATCGAGGACATGCTTAGCCATGTACTTGTGAACACTCTTCGCGAGCTCGATCTTGTCTACTCCGGACGAAGTGATCTTCGTCCAAAGCGAAATCCGAAGTTCACCAGGAAGATCCTTCATGAACTCTTCGAGATTCTTTCCTTGTTTGTCAGTGACCTTGTTCAGCGTCGTGATGTATTCAGACACCTTGTCGATTGCAAGGTTGAGCGTTTCATTTCGACGCCGAGACATCACCTTATTCTTGACCTTCTTGTAGTTCTCGATGATGTCCTTGCCGGTGAAGCGATCGTCTTGCGACTTCGCGAAGGCAACGAATGCGATAGACGCTTCAGTACCGATGAATCCCAGACTCATCGCGTAGAACCGCGGGTCCTCTGTCGACTCATCGAGCTTGGACGCCACAAGTGCATCACTGAGCCTCTCCCAGGAACGTCGGGAAACGTGAACCTTGCCGGGCTCTGCGTTGACCGGCGGGTCGAGCCACTTCTTGTTCTCGGCGATGAAATCCGTGATGACAGAAATGCAGTTCGAACGATTCTGCTTCGACTCATTCTCAGTGCGACCCCAATCAAGCCAGTCCTGCTCGTCCGGCTTCAGGTCGATAACCCAGAAACGATCGAGAAGTGCAGGGTCGACCTCATTGACGTTGTATGCAGACGATGCGTTGATCGCCGAGAGTACCCGCGTTTGCGGATGAAGCTTCCAACCATTGAGCTCGCGATCGAGTACAATCTGAAACGCTGCTTGCATAACCTCAGGCGTTGCTCGGTTGAGCTCGTCGAGAAACAGATAACACGGGTTATCACATGCCCGCTTGTACCAGTCAGGCGGATTGAACCGCGTAACTTCACCATTCGTGCTCGGAAGCCCGATGATGTCACCCTCACTGACCTGCGAGAGTCGGCGATCGATGAGCTCGAAATCCTTGATGCCTTCATTCGTAGCGATCATGCTACGAAGCAGTCGCCCGAGCTGCGACTTGCCGATGCCGTGGTCACCACGCATCAGGATACTAGTCGAGGCCGGAAGCAACGGGGCCACGGTTAGGAAGGTCTTCACTGTCATCGTCGTCATTTTTATCGATTCTCCTGTGTGTTTTTCTTTGCAATCACTTGTCTAGTATACCATCGTCTTGTGGTGACATACACCCTTGCAAATCACCGACGATTCTTTGATCTTTTGTATTCAGATTCCTACTGATGTTTCAGACGCCAACCGAGCAGCTTCTGCGTGAGCATCCTGTACCGCTGTAACCAAGAGCTTGTACGACTTACGCCAGTCTCGCGAGTTCGCTTGTGCAATGAATTTTCCGTCAACAGTGCACTCGGTGAGGTAGCTATCAGATGGCATCGACAACTGCTTGCAAGTCAACGGCGACAACCGCTGTCCAGTAACGACTACTTTCGCTGAGGTACCGTAAAGCTTCACCGCCATGTTTGCGACTAGCTGCTTTGAATTCGGCTTGAATGAGTAGAACATGTTCTTATTTTACCCTGTTTTCACGGTGACTTGCACCATTCTGAGACACTCAAAAACTTGGTCGTGAGATTTCGTATCCCGCCGAGCGTAGCAAGTCGATAAGGATGTCAGAGTGAATCAACGCACCAACCTTCGTCTTATCGTACCCACGCCCATGCTCAATGATAATGTCGAGATCACCATTGGTATTGATAACGCAATCAATTGTTTCAGTTGGCGTTGACCTAACGACGTAACTCGCGCCGCATCCAAGCGCGTAACGCACGCCATCATCATTGACGAGAATCTTGTACCCGCGTTCGTCAAACTCGAATTTTTCTTCAGAAGACATTTTCGTTATCGATTTTTCTGTCATGATCCTGGGTTACCAACGTGTCTGCGTCTTCATAACGCAAGGGCGATTGAGGCACCGCCCAAGCTTCCTCAACGATCGCCATGAACATCGGAAGCGGCAACAAATCGTCTGCGTTTGCGTTTTTCATCAGTCTATCCAACGTCCGCCCGTCGCTGTAATCTTTTGCTGCTGAAAATCAATTAGAAATTTCATCGCTGCAACGTATTGAACGTTAGATTTGGTTTGAAACACTTCCATCACGCCGTTTACAAAAAGACTATGACACCGTTTTGCAAACTCTGTAGACGAGTTAGTACGCGTACACTCTGATGTCAACATAGACCAAAAACGAATTCGCGATTCAAAAGGAAGCGCATCCATGAATGCTTTCAACACAAACGTTTCGGTTTCGCTGAATTCGGGATCGCGTTTCCATTCGCTCCTCATCGCGATAACGACGTTGATAACGTAAGGCTTCGAAGCGAGCACTTGCCCAGTATGATCAGATTCATTTGTGATCAAAGTCTTCATCACCTCGATTTCGTCAAGCGATATGAAGCGGGTTTGCGATACGTTTGTCATCATTCATCACTCCAGAGTTCTTTGCGACCCTTGCTATATGCAACCACGCGATAGCGTTGTCGACACTTCGGACACTTCACTCGAGCCTGATCCTTTGCGCTGTCCTTACACACGATGGTGTCACATTCAAGACACATGTTCCATGCCGGCTCGAGCGGGTCTTCATCATCGGAGACCTTGACCTCAATGAAATCGTCAATGAACTTGATCATACGTTAACCTCAAGAAGTGTCGCTTGGCGCGTGGTTTCGGCTTGAACTTTGGTGATGAGCTTAATCGCTCGAGTTCGATGAGACATTGGAACGAGGTCGACCATCTGCTCGAAGAGAGGAAAGTACTTTTCTGTCGTTTCAAAAACTTGCTTTTGGCGAAACTCTTTGGAACTTTCGCTCATGGACCTGAGGTTGTCGAGGCGGTCACACGCTTTGATAACGTAGGCTCGCCAGTCTGAACACATTTGAAAGCGTTCCAAATAACCTTCTTTCGGAACCTTCGACAAGGTTTGCACAAGGAACGCAACTTCGCCGCCGAATACGTGCTCGATCATAGCTGGTGTGAGATCTCTGGTGTCCTCGATTCCGTCATGGAGAAGTGCCGCAATGACAGACTCACGCTCTACGATCTGGACCTCATCAATGAGGATGAGAGCCACACGACGAACGTGCTCAAAGTACCTCATCGGTTGTCCGTTAACGTCAGTCTCAGATCGACTTTGAGCCCTGTGACCAAACTTAGCCATGGTGTATGCTAACTCGATGTCAAGGTTGACGCTCGGCACAAAGAACGGTTGAAGACGTCGGAAGAAAGTCTCACGGTTTTCAGTTTTCATTGTTTTCATCACGCTGCTTTCAAACACGTTTTCGGAACCCACACGCCATCTGCCTTGCGATCCTGCCAAACGCTGGGATCCTTAAGGAGGACGCCACCCGAGCCAGAGACGTAAGCAACGATTCCTTTGAGACCGAGGAGTTGCTTTTGACCTCGAGGCGCCTTCGCAACAACCATGAGCTTCCCGCGTACAGGTTGATTCACCTCTGCTTCGTTGCGACGCTTGCATTCCTCTTCCCAACGCTGCTTTTCAATGTCAGCAATGCGTTGGTCGTGTTCAGCCTTTCTTGCTAATGCCCATTCGTCAGCGTCTTCCTCGGCGAATCCACCGCCCGAGTCGAGCTCGAAATTCGAATTGACGAGGATGTCAGAAATTGCACCGTTTTCCTCAACGACGAGTGCATACGTTGCGTAAGAGTAGATGTCAGACATCACTCGAAGATCGCGGCGGAACACCTTCAGAACCCGACCGACATACGTCAGCTTGGGTTCCTTATCGGTGCGAACGTAACACTCTTTTTCCTTGCAGAAAACTGTCTCAAAATGCTTGATTGCCATTAGTTTTTCTCGCTCCTACGTTTGTTTGGCGACTATTTCAGGCGACAGTAAATTCTTCTGCAAGGCTCGCAAGAGCATAGCGGACGTCAGCGTTAAGTGAACGCTTAAGCTTGCTCTTTTGCTTGAACGTTTTGTTCGCAATCTCGATTGCTTCATGAATCGAATCTGCGATGATAACGTGTTTGAAGGCGATGACAACCGCACCCACAACTGCTCGCAATAATTCGACGGCGATAACGCAGCGAGCAATCGTGTCAGGCGTATACGTTATTTGAACTCGTGCGTCAAGTTCACCAAATACAGTGGGAAGGAAGATAACCTCTTCGTTGACCCATGAAAGTCTTGTGCCGGGCCGGTGGCCAAACGCAGACTTATCACCCCGCACCTCTTCGCGCCAGTCACGAACTTCATTGCTAATCGCAATGGAATCGAACGCTCCTTGCCGGCAGACGTTGACAGCCTTCTTCTTCGAAGCAGTTTTCCTTGCCATAGATAGATCTTACCCTGTTTGGATCGACCTTTGCACCGTTGTTCTTAATGAAAGCACTTTCAACAACGACCTACAGGAAATATTTTTGCACTAATTTAGCAAAAAAAGTGTAAACTCAAACAGCCTTTGAAAGCCTTTGTCGAACGCTTTTGGCTATCGTAGGAAGGTCATCTGCTAGCTCTTCGTACAGGGGCCATTGACGATTCATGAGTCGATGACACGTCTGGTATGATAAGCGACCAATCGTTTCTGAAACGTCTTCGTTCCCAGCAAAAAATGCCGGACACATCGTCGTTACCCATAGAACATGATCACCAATGCGTTGAAATCGATCAAACGTCGGGATTGACCTTGCCTCTGCAAACGCTAACACGATTGATCCGGTCACTAATGAAACGTTTGGTTTGCTGTCAATTGTTGTCATCAGCCCTACAACGTACGCTAGTGTATCAGGTCGACACGGAACACCTGTCAAACGTTCACTGAACCAACTGCGAAGCGAAGTAACATGTTCCACAGAACATATCTATGTTATTCAATCGTCTTCGTAAACTTGCAATTGGATCATCTAGCTAATCGCTTAAACAACAATGATACGTAATGATCAATGTAGTCAAGTTTTTGTGCTACCGCAGCATCGCCAGTATCATCGCTCTTGCCAGACTCGATACGAGTCATCAAATCCTGAATTGAACTTATTTCCCAGTCTAACATACGAATATTTTTTTCGTCACCCGTCAACTTAAACAATTCATTTTTTGCAGCAAGAAAAATCTCTTTAGAGGCGACGTTTCCTGTCATTGCAAAATCAGTCGCGGTTTCAGCAATATCTTTTTCCGAAAAAGATTGTTCACCAACTGTGAGCATCGGTTTTTTTGTTCTAAATTGTGACATGATTTAACTATCATCAATTTTCTTCATTAAACGATTATTCATTTTCGTAAACCTTGTCAAGCATCTGTCGAAGTCGGTTTGCGTCTGCTTCAGCGTCGTTAACGATTTGGTCAAGCGCTGGAGATAAATTACCAAGACCTCGAATCCGCGCTGCAAGATTCTTCAAAGCATGCGCCCCTTGCAATGCGCCAAGAGCAGCTGTTCTTCTACCATAAGCTAACACAGCTTGCTGAATCGGGTTCGCTTCAAGTGGCCATTGTTTTTCAAGTTGGTCACTCAACGCAACATTCAAAGGCGGCACATTCCTTTTCGCATTGATACCATGTTGTTTTGGGCCGCGCCGTTGTTGCGTTTGTTGTTGAGGCTTTGGTTTTTCCGGATGACGTATCTCAATCGTCTGCCTTCTGGGAGGCCGAGTATGGCCTAGATCATCTTCAAGACTCATTCGAAGGTGCAAACCCTTTCTTCTTTTTCAACTTTTTCTGGGGCTCATGAGAGCCACTAATCATAAGGTCTTGATCCGGATCCGACCAAGAAACTTCTGGTGATTCTGTTTCATTTGTAGAATCACTAAAAGAACTTGATGACACGGCGACGACAACGATGCCTTCTGACGGGTTGTTAACAGTTGGAAGCGATTCGTTTGTATTACCACTCGCAGCGTTGAACTCATCAAGACTCGGAGGAACGACACCCATACGTTGACACCGATTTACCAACGCATCAAACGTTGTAATTCCAAACTCATTCAAGAGTTGTTTAAGTGTCATCTTCCTACGTTTCAACAATGCTGCGAGCTTAAGGGTCGGCATGTTGTTAAGCGTTATTTTCATTTTTCCTCATTTATGTGGTGATCATCATAATCACTTTTAGCTGTTCTTATATGTATCAAACGTAGCATGATCACGTCGAGCCATCTCAACTACGTGAAGTAAATCAGCCATACCACCCTGAAACGTCGGAGATTTGGCAACCTCATCGAGTCGTTTCTCGTCTAGATCAACTTCGTATACGTGAGCAACTGCTGACACGAATTTTCGCATGACGCGAATCACGTGATTTCGTGCAGATGAATGATTCATCGGAAAACCGAGTTCTGTCATCGTATCTGCAATCTCACGATAGTTAACACCTTCGTCTAATGTTACGGTCGCATACCCTCGCTCGACCGTTGTTCCCATCTTAAGTGCCATATTTTTTCCTTCAGTTTCTTTTGTAATGTGTTGTTATTTTTTGTGATTGGAACGTTTATTTAATGTTTTTTTTCGTTACTGGCTTTACATTTTTTTGAATTGGCATTTGAGGTGCCGGTGTGGTGGTTGTCGTTGTCGTTGTCATTGTTCCCAACGTCGAATTTGGATAACGAGGTCTTTGGTTAACACCAAGTAGTTGCCTAGCTACCTCACCTGGGTGTTGATTACTTGTGTTTCCGTGATCAGTTATTGCAACAATTCCATCATTAACCCATTCGCTTCCTGAAGGAAGTGGAATCAACCTATGAGGTGTAATGCGTTTCTTGTTAACAATTTCTTTTTGTTTCGTTCTCAAACTAAAAATGAGCCAAACAGATGCTGTTAACGTAACAGTCAACCACCCAATCGTCCAAGCCGTTGCTAATATGACAATGAAAGTATCTGACATCACTTCTTTAAAGCTCGTTGTGCGATTGCATGGCCAAGTTGAGCAGTAAAGACAACAAGACCAAAACACGAAACTAACACTACGACAACTTGGCTGAACGTCGCTAGTTGTCCTTTAAAAAAGGATCGTTTCTTCACGTCATCCCTTTACCATGCATTACAGATTTAAGCTCAATTTCCGTAATTGGAAAAGCGCTTGTATCTGTTGTGAGATCTTCAACGAGTCCGAAACGAAGTCGAAGGATAGCAGCTTCCTTTGATGACAACGAATCAAGGACGCGTTTCGTCACAGACAAAAGTTGTTTCTCGGCAACATTTTCAAACGGATTCACTCCCGGGCGTTCATCTTCGATTTTATCCTCGAGTGAATTACCTTCTGAACCCCCGCTACGATCGAATGAAGGTGTATTAAGTGAAACAATACCACGACCTGAATGTATCGTAGCTCGAGCTACAGTCTCAGACGCGCCAACAATGTCCATTAATTCTTCCGAAGAAGGTTCTTCGTTGTTAGACGTTCGATATACTTCTGCGGCGTGCATCATCTTTTTCTGCAATGAAACCGCATGCGCAGGCAACCTAATCAAACGCCTGCGCTTCAATAGATGTTGCCCAATAGATTGACGAATCCACCACGTTGCATACGTTGAAAACTTAAATCCTTTCTCCCACTCAAATCGATCAATGGACTTCATCAAACCAATGTTGCCCTCTTGAATGAGATCTTCAAGTGGAATGTTATGTCCTTTATATTGCTTCGCGATCGAAACAACTAGACGTAGATTGCATTCAATTAGCTTAGCCCTGATACGTTTCGCCTCTGCGGTTAGATCATACGTATCCTCAGTGAGTTCAGTACGACCTGCCCGATAGTTTTGAAACAGCTCAACTAGTTCAAGGTGTTTAAGTTGGGAAAACCTATGCAAGGCATTCAAATACGAAGCCATGATGTTTCGTTCAATTGATTCATGAACACGAACCCGTGGTGGCGTGGTGACGAGTTTTGCCTTCATCAGTTACTCTCAGTTCTCGCGAAGAACCCGTTAACCGGCAACATCGTAAAACACGAATTATCAAGGTCGGCAACTGGCAATGATGACTCAGGACGATGTTGATAATCAGCATCAAGTCCGGCTACGTATTGTTCATGAGCTGTTCGGCGCTCACGACGTACCTGTTGTTCCCGCTTTACATAAGCGAGTTCATCCTCCCATAGTCGAACGTCGAGCCCGGCGTTCAACACCTTGTGTCGATCATCCTCAAGATGCCGATGCCTTAGCATCAGGTCTTCATCAGACAATAGTGCAAGCTGATCACTTGAAACCACAACCGGAACCGGCACAGGAAAACGAGGTGCCTGATCACGAACGTCAGACCGATCAAAACGCTTCCAATTATTTTGCACGTAACCTCAAACAAAGTTAATGTTCAACAACGTTGAACTTTTTCACGAAACTAGTTTAAAACAACACGTCTCAACTAGTTGAAACCTTACTTTAAAAGACACTGTTTGTACACAGTATCTACAGAACAATCACTTAACGTTAACGTACTCACAACACAATATTAGGACAGCATCGTAACTATGACATTCAAGCGCTTCCTTACGAAATCGCACGGCTTCATTTGGCATGTCAGCTTTCTTCAAGCAATTGACAACGTTGCCGATAATCATGAAAACATTTCCGTCAGTATCTACGAGTTTACAAGACGGCTTCTTAACAAGCTTTTCCATGTTAACACCTTAACTTAATCGTGTTTACGTATACACTATTTAATTTCTCACATGAAAACGTAAGAATTTGGATGACCGCCCAGGATTCGAACCTAGATTGTCTTGCTTCAAAGGCAAGCGTCCTGCCGTTAGACGACCGGTCAATAATGAATCACTGTGTTTCTGAAATATTGGTTGAGGGAGCAGGATTCGCACCTACGTTTTTAGGGTCAGAGCCTAACGCCTTAACTTCTAGACGATCCCCCAATGCTGAAGAGGTAGGATTTGAACCCACATCTAGCGATTAACAATCGCTTGTCTTGTCTTTTAAACGACTCTTCAAGCAGGGACGGTAGGAATCGAACCCACGTATGTGAGGTTGGAGCTCACGGTCTTACCACTAAACGACGTCCCTAAATAAACACTGCGCGCTCACGACGAGATTCGAACTCGCTTGCGACTGATAGACAATCAGTTGGCCTCCCATGGCCCACGTGAGCAGGCGATTCTCGTTACGTAAGAACAACGAGAACCCTTTAATCACATCCAAATTCACCTCCAAACGTTTTAATTAAGCACTATGATTCATAATCAAAATCGTTTTTTCCTACGAAGTTAGGAATGGCGCATCGCGCAAGAAGCATTCCTAAAAGTGGAATACATGTCGATGGTGGAAACCGGTGAGATTCGAACTCACAACGTCCCGGATGCAAACCGAGCATTCTCCCGTTGAATTACGGCCCCAAATTACTTAAATTCACAAACGTTTTCAACTACATCAATTATCAATTTTATCATGATTCTTATGGTTTAACCCACAAACTTATTTACCAACGTTTATGAACTCTAAGAGAGTCACGGGTCGGGATCGAACCGACGACTTCGAAGTTAACAGCTTCGTGTTCTACCTCTGAACTACCGAGACAAGATTTAGCATGCACCACGCGCCTCGCCGTGACCAAACATAGCCGATGGTGGGCATTGTAAAGACTTGGCTTTCGCTTTGTCTCGGGTCAGGTACACGAGTCGAACGTGATGTCTCAAAGCTTATGAGGCTTGCGTGAACCGTTTCACCCACCTGACACAATCGTAACGTAACACAAACACAGTGAACTCGGTGGTAATCGAAACCACACATGCCAGCTTAAGAGGCTGGTTTCTGCCGCTTGAAGTACGAGTCCAAATCATCATTACAATTCACTTACTCACAATTCAGAGTTGTTTTTGTTGAACATAAATTAAAGTGAAAGACTTCAATAAATGTTATGTTACTATGTTAATGATGGTGGGCCCTACGGGATTCGAACCCGTATTTCATAGCTTAAAAGGCTAGTATTCTACCTTTGAATTAAAGGCCCAAAACTCAAAACTCAGCGATACTTTCCAACGTATCGAGCCATAACTTGTTGTCGTTTACTATTTTTGATTTTCCCAGCGTTACGCCCTTTATAGGTGTTAGTCTGAGCGTGACAGTTTGGACAGATCAATCTAAGATTTTCCTTTAAGTTGTTCTTTGGATTTCTATCTATGTGATCTAATTCGATTGGAATCGGTTTTTCATTCCAAACACTAAATTCACATACTTCACAACGAAACATGAACCATATTAACGCATTTCGTTGTGATGTTCACCACACATTCTCGCTCGCAAGGAAGGATTCGAACCTTCATATCCCTGGTTAACAGCCAGGTTCACTACCAAGTTGTGATACTCGCGAATGTTTCAGAAACACAGGATGTCAAAGATCACTGATGTTAACGCTCCCGTTTTTAAGAGAAAACGCACATCACGGTGGGGTGTCAAGGTAACGATCCTTGCGGGCCGAAGCAGAAGGTTTACAGCCTTCCCCGTCTCCTTAGCGGTCTACCACCCCATGAAGCTTTTCTTCCTTAGCGATTTTTTGTGTATGCTTCAGTTTCCTTCTTCACACCCACTTGGTCACCTCGGAAGCTCGAGGCACCTGGGCCTCAATGCTACTGATTATCATCAGCAATGGCATTATATTGCCATTGCTTTTGTTTCTTATTCGCTTTGTTTGAAGAATTCATTTTCGTTTCTTTTTTTCGTCGTCGGACCGGGTGGATTTGAACCACCGACCTTCTGCTTATCAGGCGGACACTCTAACCAACTGAGCTACGGTCCGATGTAATGTAACGTTTTTTGAGAGTCGCTGCAATCCGTTGCAGTATCAATACAATATACTGTTTACGGGACCATTTACACAAAAATTGTAAAAAAACATCATTTTTGATTTTAGACCAACTCGCTAGTTCGCAAACACGCTAGAATACTTACACGATGATGGATGCTGTTTCCAATGACGTGTCGCCGGCCTTAGACGATAAGCTAATTCCAATCACGGTTGATGTTCCAGTCACAGTTGATATACCAATAATAAATTGCCACACGCAAGTCGATAAACAAACAGTGCAATTCGCACGGTTTATGTGGGAAACAATGCTATCATTGGCGAATCATCCTGAAAGACTGGCACTAACTGCCCATTGCATGGGTCCAAGTGCCCAGGCTCGTGTAGAAGCCTGGGCCCACCCTCGAGCTAGAGCAATTATTGTCCCAGATAAAAAGGGCGAGTTGCACGGTTCTCATGGTCACGCCGCTTGTGTCATGAGCGCGATCAAAAAAATGGGAAATGGCGAGCTTCACATCATCGCAGATTCTGACACTGTTGTCGTTGCCAAAGGGTGGGACGATTTCATCAGGAAACGAATGATTGATGATCGGATTGGCATCATTGGAGGAACCTACGAAGAATTAGGAGGCTTTTCTTCAGGTGCTAATAAAGTTCAGACATACAAGAATATTCCAACCATCACCTGGTCATCCTGGCAGCCAATGCATGATTGGTCTAACATCGATGTCATGCCAAACAAGGCTCATCAAGTCGCGATCACAACGCCTTTGTTATCTCAAATTTACAACCTACCACAAGGCTATAGCGTTTTTGGCGAAGCTGCATGGCAATTGCCACAATATCTTCACAATCATTCGTTAACGTATGACGGTTGGAAACAGCGAAAACCGACCAAGGACGCAATCGTACTAAAAGGTCTCTCTGATTACCACGAGGAATTTCATGTCGAAGACAACATTCCTTTTGTCGTTCATCATCGCGGATCCATGCGTCATGTGTATCGCGGTGACAAGGTGTCTAGACAATTTTATGCAGTTGTCGATTCATACATTATGAACGAATTAACGCGCGAAACTCCGCGGTGGACGTGGACTCACACTGAAAAAAGCCAAACATTAACGCCATTAATTGCGAACAAAGAAACGAGTGCTGAAGTGTTCAAGCATGCAACAAATACTATTCCTCCTGAGCATTACGTTACTCGTGGAACCGAATGGTTGAAGATTAGTTATAACGGATGTGTTATCAGACCAAGAAAAAGCGTGAAACGTGGACCTGAAATTGGGCTTCCACTTACATTCGAGCGATCCAAAGAAACCGGGCACATTAGGTGTGAAGGTATATTAGAACATTGTTATCCGATAACTGTTCCAGCGACCGACGTTGAACCATACCTCTTAACGTGCCGAAACGCAACTGGAGCTGCGTTGCTTGTGGGATGTATTAACAAAGGATCGCCCATCGCGGTGCCGCCAAACAAAACATGGTGGCTATTAGTTGACGTTGATGGCGTTCAGCGTGTCGAATGATCTCTTCTAGAATCAATTGAGTTATAAGGTGACCAAGCGCCGCGCCAACGTTTCATTCGTTTTTCCTTGAGTGCTGCAACGACCTCATCTGCTCGACCGCCACGCCCAACATCGCGATCGTGATGAATTCCCTTTTGGTTGTTACATCTCACACAAGCAATCGCGAGGTTTTCTGGGTCTTGCATCGCCCCGCCTGCACAAATCGGTTGGATGTGTTCGATTGACGCATTAGCGTCTAAACGCCCGTCTGCATGAACAACAACTTGTGATGCGCAGTGAATGCATCGTCCAACCCAAGTACAAAGATCACCCCCGCAATATTCAAGATTGAATGTGGCATCAGTCGCGACGATGCTTAACGCAATCTTTTTCTTGCATGATCCAGACCCAATTCTCTTCCGGGCCTTTTCCTTTTTCTTTCCTTTTTTCTTGAGTCCCATACTTGTTTTTCCTTTTTAGATTTTTAACGATGACGAGTCATCAGCAGGGCTATCTTCTGAGGATGTTCCCCCACTAGAGCTTCCGCCAATATCAGCCGGACTAGCAACACCGCCTGAAGCTGCAGAATGTGCCATAGCAGCATTAGCCGGTGGGTGCATTCCAATGTAGTCATATGGATCATCAGGTCGACCAGGATTGTTTGATGGGTCAGTGTCGACTTGATTAAGCTCTTCCCTAAGAATCCGTTTTAGATCGCCAAGTTTGATAAACAATCGCATGTCTTTAAGTATCAAACGACGAACGCTAGGAAAACCCTAGCGTTCAAGCTATCACTGTTTATTCTGAATTAGAAGCGTCACTTACTTCCACGTGGACAATCGCGTACGAATATCAGTGTTCCCGTAAATCCGCTTTAGAAACAAGGGATTAGGAGTGTTTTTCAGATTGAAGTTGTTTCAAACCAATGTTAACGTAATCTTCACGCGTTAAATCAATTGCTAACGTACCAGAAGCCATGTCAACTTCGAGGCAATCTCGTAGATTCGCAAGCCAATTTCCAGGCTTACGCCCAGATGCAACGAGAATATCGCCCATCGTTCCCTTGGGAAGTTTTGGCGCATTCATCTCTGACATCACTACTTTCACTCGTTGCTCGAGATCGTTTGCTCGACGTTCAGCTTTTTGTCGCTTCAAAGGATTCTTTGTTGTCAAATCAGATCGCGACAATGACATAAGTTTCTCAAAGAAACGTTCATCACCGCATTCTGTGAGCAAACGCCTGACAGCTGAGTCAGTCCATTCGTTTGGTTTATATCCTGCAGGTCGCAAGTGTTCACGCACAAGGTGGCGCACCGTCTGGAATAGTGCATCGTCGTCATTGAACAACCCAGTTCGCAACTGCATTTGATCAACCATTCGCGCACCAACGATGTCATGATTGTGAAAGGTCACCCGCTTGCCAATGACACGACGAGTTCGCGATTTCCCAATATCATGTAGGAGAGCACCCCAACGTACGTCAACCTCAGCTGGAACGCCGGCAACAACGATCAGTGTGTGTTCCCAAACGTCCTTGTGAAGACCGTCGCCATCATAGAGGGCTCGCATCGATGTGACTTCCGGAAACAACGCATACAAAACATTGAATCGCAAGAGCAACCTAAGGCCGTCTTGAACCCGCGGGGCGCACAACGTTTCATCCAAAAGCCTTCGAACTTGCTTTGGATCGCGCCGCCAGAGCTGCTCATAGTCGCCGACCCTAAATGGCACATGAATCGCCATACACGTCGGAATGCCTACGCTATCATACGCCGCCTGACGACACAACTCGATCGCTTCCATCGGATCCATATCACCATCATACCATGGGTAGGTTCATGGTTGCACTGTTACGCTACGTATTATTATGTTGTTGTTATGTTAACGAATTCAATAACACCAACGAAGTCGTGCGAGATTAACGCGGTTCCAAGCAGCAACTTGAGCGACTGTTTCTACGTCCGGACAAGCGTAATTGCTTTTATCGTAATATCGATTCATCAATGTTCCATAAACGTGTTGTGCACCAAATGCATGCCCAAGTTCATGCAACAAAATACCACGGACGTCATATTCATAACGACCGCGCATCATTGAAATTTCACGCCCACCAAGTGCTGAAACCCATGCTAACGCATTTGGAGAATCCGGATTCGGTCCTTCAACTTCGCTGACGACAATTGAACACCCATCAACGAATCCGTCATTTGTACCCAAAATAGCAACGACACGACGCCAGTCGCCAAGAGCAACATTCCATTCGTCGACAGCTGACTTAGCTGGTTCCCAATGTTCGCCGGGTAAATCAACACAAACTAATATCGTAGATGTCACCGGATCATTGTTTATGAATTCAGGTCGTGACCAACTAGAGGTACACCCAGATGCCATCGTGATTAAAAACAAAATCAACAAGAGACAACGAATGACGGCTTTCACCATCATAACTAATCGCCTTCAGAAGCGTTTTTTTCAAAGTTTCCAGAAACGTTTTGTTGGTGTCGGATCGATGTTTGTATAGCCGGGATGATCTAATAAAACGTTAACGACAGCATTTTTCACAATCCGATACCACTCGTTCTCATGTGAAACATCAAGGCCAACATTGACAATATTCGAATGTTTGCCGCCATTTATTGTTGCATCATCAATTGCGAACAACAAATCAGCAAACTCGACAGGGGAACCCGGTTTAAGATCTTTCAGTTTATCGTCAATGAAATCACGGAGTGCATCATCATCTACGACAACGCCAGATTCATTTGATGTAAAGGTCAAATGCATATTGTTCCTTGACAAGAATGGACTCGGTTCTCGCTCATGAGCAAACGCTGGTGATTCACTAATAACTGACAGGCGTATACGTTTCTTGAGTCTACCGACAGTGATCCTCACGATCATTAAGTATGTTACTCACAATTGATACGATGTGTTGTCAGGATTTTTCTGATGCTTTTATGTACGAATCCAAATGAGCATATGCTGAAATGAATTCTTGACGTAGCGTATGAAACTTTTCATCTTGAACTTCTGTAAACCGAGACCAGTTCATGAATGTCTCAGCGAACCCGCGTTTATCGATCGATTCTCGAACGTCGATGAGAGCGTCTTCTATTGATTTCACTGGTTCAACGTTAGGCGATATCATAGGTTTCGTCAAAGAAGGTTCAAGTGGTCGCATTCCAGAGTGGCACTGACAATTTCTACGACATCGACATCGTCGATAATCAAAATAACCCGCGGCTTGACGTTCGTTGGCACGTTTCTGTGATTCTTTCGCCGCCGCGGCCATTGATGCTTTACCTTCAGGCGTTGCAAGCCTTTCAGCTAAGACTTTGGCTGCAGCTTCAATGTTAGCTGCTCTATCATTTTCTACGATTTTAGCAGTTGCTGTGGGTGTGGGCTCACTAGCGACTGATTTGTTTTTCGGAGGTAACTGAAGACCAAGTTGTCGATTAAGAAAACGAATATTTTCATCAAGCGTCCAAACATTAGTATTCGCAGCACAAATAAGCCAATGTGGACCTTCCGGGATTAGCATTGCATATGCATCACCCGATGGCAACGTTGTCAACAGCGCGTTCGGATGCACTTTGTAAAAATCGTGAATTGCTTTTCCAGTATCACGTAAAAATTGTTGATATTTTGAGTTAACGACCGGAGCGGGTTGATTTTCAACCTTAGCTACTTTGCGTAGGAATACTTCGTGTAGGAAAGCAAGTGCATGTGCCATTGGCACTTCCCATAACGTAATTTCATTGACGCTAGCCGAAACAGCATTCCATACTTCTGTTTCATCAAGGTAACTTTCCCTATCGGTAACAGTCGTATGCTTACGCGCATATGCTCTTATGTATTCCAACATGCTAGCTCGCCAAGTTTCATCGATTTGTTCTTTCGTAACAAGTTTATCTGATGATTCAATTGATGCTTTCAACATCTTAAAATTCTTTCTTGTTTTCTTCGGGCGTTATAGTCGATGATTTTTCAGCGTTAACATTTGCAATCTTATCGAACCTAGCAGCCAATGCCGTGACAAACGAAGTAACCTTGTTCAGATGATAACGCTCTTCTCGCGTCAATTCCTTACGTGTTCGATCAATGAGCAACGCATGGTTCACTTCATCGATGAATACAATAAGTCCAAGCCTGACATCACTCAACGCCTGTCTGATTGCGTTCGGATCATTGATGGCATTGTTACTATTGATGGGTATCACAGGCGTTGCGCCATGATCGAACTCAACCGTATAACGTTCGTCTGCGGCATCCCAATCGCGACCGTGAACGAAAGGTCGTTCAACACGAAGTGGTGACTGACGTGGAATGAGTTGTCTAACGTTGCTCGATAGGCGCGCTTGTTCCTTGTCGCGTTGTGCCAACATCGCTAGCGGTGAATCACGGCGTTCGTCTTTCATGTTTTCTTTCAAAATAGTCGCGTACGTGGTGACCACAGGATGAGCGTCTTCTCTTCGATATCATCGTCATTACGTAATGACAGATTTTGAAGCGCGGCTTTCGCAAGCACTAGACCAAAAACTTGTCGTTTTTCGTTCTTGATAGACAAGAACTTCGTTCTGACTATCGTTCCCGGAACGAACCAACCAACTTGATCAGGCATTGCATTAAGTTCCATAACCCAATCAACTAAATTTAATCGATAATACCAGCATGGACCGGTTAAACGATCTACCATACTTCGAAATGCAGGCAATTCAAAATCTTCATAGTTAACTGGTAACATTTTAATGTTTTCTAATTGCTATCCTTCTCTATAACCATCATACCACATTAGTCACTGCGATTGCACTTAAACGCAGGAACGCGAGATAACTCAAGCCAAGATGAATTCATCTTCGACCATGATGTGTCGATGACCACACTATGTAACACACTGGGCTCGGTTCGCCTAAAACAGCAACAACAAGCCCAATCGCATAAGCCTTATGCCTATCAACCCAATGAATCCCTTGAAGATCGATTTGATCTGGCACATATGCTACGCCCTGATCATGACCATATTGTGTCGAACGCGACCACGTCACGATATCACCCGGGACCACGTCCTTAACTGACACTTTTGCGCCAATTCGCCCGCCATGATCATCAACGAATTCTTCGTTTTTTCTGGTGCGGAGAACGAACGTAATTCCCACCAATAGATGATGTCGTTTTAAGACCACATGTTGCTCACAAAAGAATTGTTGTCACATCATTTGAACAAAGCGTTATTAGCGTTTTAGGCCCATTCGCTGCGCAATCTTACCCCAGGGCGGACCTGCCAATGAAACCGGAACTGACCTTCGCACCACCTGAAATCCCTTGAATTCAGGTGGTATCGTAATCGTTTCATCACAAAACGCATAAAGGCGCCAGGCGTGTTCTTCACCACGAGGAGTGTCAGCATTGTCAGTGCTAAATGCCTTCGGACCAAAACCATAACCTGAACCAACGTTGTAACCAAGTTCCTTTTGAAGCGCATCACGAGCCTCGTTCAAACCTTTTGGTCGACCAGGAATTGCATTCGGGTCAACGACAACGACAGCATTCGGATCCGGCTTCTTCTTTCGTCTCATCATCTGATAATCCTACAATATGTTAAATGCATTTACACAAAGCTAAAAATGTCTCTCTTCTCTCAGGTCGACCAAACGATGTATATGAATCGTTTGAGTATGTCGTAGTCGCTAATTGGCGACATCTTGATCATCTTAAAATCATTAGCAATTCCCGAAGGCGAACAAGTTCTCTGTCTTGACTCCATACGAGATCCTGTAAGTGTTCTGCATGTGTTCGGCCGCTCATGTTTTCACTCCTATATGCTCACTGTCACTCATCGCTGCGCGGTTCACGCCAAGCGCTGCTGCCTCGTCACGCAGATCGAACAATCGTGTAAGTGCTGCTCCACGCAAGTGTTGTCCGGGATCTCCAAACTCCCACGCTTCAAACGCTTCAGCGAGCCCGTTTGCCTCTTTTGCGACCCGGCGCAGATCGCGCGCGCGAACAAAAGATATCTCTTCCACGACTTTCTCAGCCCTCCATGCTAGCCGCTCCGCCTCAGTTGCAATTGCTAATGCCATAGTGCGGAACACTGGCCAACGTGCCAAGGTCCCTGAAACTTTTGGCGTTGGTGCTTCACACGGGTCTTTGTCATCATTGCTAGGTGTCTCACCTCGCGGCGTCACGCTTTCACCCAACAAATCAATAGATTCTCAATGACGTTCTTCTCGTTTTCGTTCATTTCATATGCCTTTTCAAAATTTCTTTAGATGATGATGAAATACATCACGCGCGAACAAACATTCACCAAATGCAGTTTCTCCCGTGTTGACAAACACTTAACGCATAGTCACTGGTTCTTGTGTGATACCTGACCACAAGATAAATGCCATGTCAGCTTCCTCAACAAAACTGCCGTCAGCAACATCCGCGCGTGATGTTACAATGCCAATGATGCAAAGATTTTTAAGATAAACATCGTCAATGCCTCGCCGCTGTGCCTGAACGCGAGAAGACCAATAGATGATATCACCTGGTCGCAATTCATCTGCATAAAGCAAATACGACATCAGACGTTTTGTCGTGAGCGGACCTGACGGAGATCCACGTTCAACATCAGCCAATAACTCATGTCGACGTGCGACTTTATCTGGACCGATCAGCGTGAAGATCGTATTGCTTTTGCCCCAATGGGTTGTTAACAAAGACATATCGATTTAATCACGCCTCTCCTCCTCGATGCGCCGCAACGCCTCGCGGCAGAGCCATGCGACGGTCAGATACTGTCGCCGCACGAACCGGCGCTCCTCTTTGGACAGACTCTTCATGGGATCGCGCGCCGAACGCGCATAGTACTTCGCCTCAGCGCTGATGTGCGCGCCCTTGCGCTCGGACACGTAGCGGACCATGTCGATCCAGAACACGCCGGAGAGCAGCAGCCAATAACAGCACTCCTCCAGCGATAGCCGTCGCGACTCTGCTGCGCAGCGGGCGAGGCGGGATTGCTCGCGGGCACCGGCAATGGTGAGTTCGGCGCGTGCCTCGTCTCGCTCCGTTGCGATCTTGAGCACGATCGCCAACTCGCGGCCGCGCTGCCTATCCAACTCGTCCAGCTCTTGCTTTGCCTCCATGCCTGTGGTGCTGTGGATTACGTGCTGGATACATTGCTTGATGGCGTCCGTCCTCACCGCGCACCTCCGCATTCCTCGATGAGCCAGGCGCGGAAGGACGCACCGCCGCGCGGGTCGATGTCGCCGTCCGCGGCCACACCAAGCTCCAAGTCCGTCACCCTCGCAAGGTCGACCCACTGCGAGCTTGAGGCAGTCGGCAACGTGCTGCGCTGCATGAGCTCGAGCACGGCGCGGGCGATGTTAGCATCAGTCCACATCGCCATGGGGCCTGTGAAGTCGCGCCCCTTGCCGATGACCTCGGCCAGCTCCTCCACCGTCACCGCGGGCACTTCGATGCCGGCTGATTCGATTTCTGCGCGCACCTTGTCAGGCCCAATCCAACACCCATCAGTGAGCTTGCCCAATTCGTCGTCGCTGATTCGTAGTTTAATCATCGTTATTTCTTCTTATTTTTTCGTTGGTACAAAATAGGTTTCAACATCGCCGGAGGAAAGTCCGGGATCATACGATCGAGTTGAAGAACCATAACCTTGAAGGGGCATATACACACCACATTTCGGTGGAACGTCTATTTTAGACGCATGCCCTCGATGATATTGCTCTTCATCAAGAAAGGCGTCGTCACCATCCACAGAACTAAGCGAAAATGGTACGTACGGATCATCCGTCATTAATCGCTCTTCATTCCGCTTGATGTTCTTCGCCTCAAGAACGTATTGATTCATGAGTTTGCAAATGTTGGCCTCTTTCAAGAGCCGGAAAGCATGCTTTCCTCCTCGAGGCATGTGCACAAAATCATCATCGCCCACTGACGACGCTGCGCGCTTGGAAATATTCGCCATCCGCCTGGCAACAAGCGGCGTCATAAAATGATTAAAAACAACGACACTTCCGCGCGCCAAAAATTCATGCCACTTTTGCCAGCCATCACCATTTAGTGCCGATCGATATGCATTAAATTCTGGCAGCTTACGATGCTCAATATTTTCAAGAAACATGAACTCAGCCGTTTCGCCGTCGACTGCAACGAGCCATGGAACTGCAGTTCGATCATCAACCCAGGGCATCACAGTGTTGTCGAGCCACCTGACCAACGGGCCAAGAACGAGTTTCACAGACCAAATGAACGCATCATTAAATGCCTGACCAAACGTTTGAAGAAACATTACTCGCTCGCGTTTTCTAGCCATTTCA